TAGGTGCATCAGGAAATGCACTTGTCTTTCTACTTTGCCATCCACCAACTGGTCTTAATGATCCATTATGCCATCTGACAAGACTAGCATCTCGCCATCTATTGGAAGACTCGAAATCTGTTCCGTTTCTATGTATGCCCGGTGGTAATTGTAAAGGTATTAATGCCATAATGTTATGCCGCTATCTGTGTCCATGTTACTGAATCGTTAGTAATAATTTCCCATTTCTCTCTACCTATTGTAATTGTTACTGAAGTTGAGCTTACTATACCACCAGTTCTAAATGTCGCAAATCCTGATGCTAAAAATGAAGCCTCTGCTTCTAACACAATACTGCCTTGGAAAATTTGTTCTGAGTCTGATGTTACTACTGCCTCTGCCAAATTTGATGGAGTATTTGCTGTTCCACCCATTGCTGAATGACTACCACAATAGTAATAAAGAGTTGGAGCATCAGCAGGAACTACAAACGTGCTTTGTGTTGAACTATTGTGTGTGACACCTGTAGTGTATTCAGAACCACTATTATGTGTGCCATCAGAGGTCGTTGAAAACCTAAATGGATGAATTGCAGGATAATTAAAGACGTAAGTGTTGCCTTCAACAAGCACTAGCGTTGGTTGCTGAACTTGTGTTCCTGTCTCTGATATAAAGTATTTGTGGTTTCCTCCCACATCTTGGTGTCCTACTTCATAGGTAATTGTGTAAGCACCAAGGCTTGTCGTTGATGCGATACCACCTCGTGTAGCAAATCCTAATACAGTTATACTCGCAACTGCTGTTGGCACACCTGATCCAAACCTTACCCTGTTACAAACTGCGGCTATGGTTGCTGAAGCTGTTAGTGTAGCATCTCCTACCACAACAGTCACAGCACTAGCTGTGTTTGAGGCTATGGCAGTTACTGTTGCACTTCTCTCTCCAACTACCTGACCTGCTGTTGTAATCGTTGCTTCAGGAGTAGCTGTTGCACCACTCGTTCTGACTCTTGTACCATTGCCAGTTGAATTAACTGTAGTTGCTGATGTACCATCTATTATTACAGAACCTTCAGGTACTCTTCTACCACTTGCTGTTACAGTTGCAACAACAGATACTGTCGATTGCAGAATGTTCTGTACTCTATTACAAGTAGCTGTGGCACTCGATGTAGCTGTTACAACTGTCTGTAGGTCTGATTGATCATAAACCTGTTCACCATAAATACCATGTCCATAAACCATCTTGTCCGATGCTTCAAGGAAGAACTCCTCTGCGGTACAGGTTGTAGCCGAAGCGACCGCAATCGGTATCGTAAAGTTAAACGTACAAGTTGAATTTGCTGTTATCGTAGCTGTAGAAGTCATAGAGGCACTAGCCAATCCAACAATCTCAGCACTACAAGTAGAAGCACTCGTTACTGTTACAGTTGCCTCTGCATTACCTAAGAATCCACCTATAGCGGCGAATCCTGATGCACCTGCTGATAAAGCACCTGAAAGTAGTATCCTTTCACCTGATGCTGTTACAGAAGATACAGCAGTTACTACTGTCTGTAAATCACCTTGAGTATATTCGTTCTGTCCATACAAGCCTGAACCATAGGAGAAAACATCTGTTTCTTCTAGGATTACAACTTCACCACTACAAGTAGCAGATGAAGCTACAGTTCCTGTTATTTGACCTGAACCACGAGCTACTTGCCAATTTACATTGGCAATAGTACAGGTGGCTGTGACTGTAGCTGAAGCATTTTGTACTTCACCCACACTCGAACCATAGGTTCTTACACCATAGACCGATTCGCTATATTCAAAAGCCATTTACAGGCTCGTTTTAGTTAAGCGTTATATCTAGATCACCCGATGGAACACGAAATACGTCACCAGTAGCAATAGCTTTACTTGACGATAAAGTCGCATAAGCCATTAAGTTGCCTGATGTAGATGCATCATATACACCAACATGAGTAACTGTACCCCACGATCCTGTAGCTGTAGGAAATTCTACTGCCGCATTGTTTGAAGTTGTGTTACCTGAAGTTGTAAATGCAACTGATTGTCTAGCATATGCAGAACCTGATAACTCAGTTACTGAACCTGCTTCACCATCAGAGATTGCTGTAAACAACGCTAAGTATTTAGTAGAAGGAGCTGTGTAAGCCGCCCCTGCAAATACATGGTCTAATATTTCTGTTTCTAAAAAGTTTGTAAAACTCATACTAATCCTCTCACTTTAAGTTTCAACCCTGAACCACTATAACGAGCCAGTTCAGAGGCTTCATTTAATCTAGCTACTGCGGCAGAATACATCTGTGCCCAAATAGCTACCCTCTGATCTTCTGCTAGATAAGGTGCTGAATGTAATAACGATCCATAAAGATATACATCAGGCGAATCTAAAAGAAGCCAGTTATCTGAGTTGCTACTTAAAGACGGAATCTTCTGATAGTAGAGCAACTCAAAGTCTGTGTCTTCTGACGGAGTTGGGTACAATTGAAATTGTCCATCTGCGTGTGTGTAATAAATTGGTGTTCCACTTACATCTTCAGCACTAGCTCGTTTGTCTGCCATTGCATCTCTTGATATAAGATTAACTACTGTTGTTCCTGTAGCAGTTAGGTGTAATCTAATTGTTTCTACCCAATCAGCAGGATATTGCATATACTCATCTGCAACTGATTGCTGTCCACTTGAACGAGCTTCCATATTCCAATGTCGTACATCTCTGTTGATCTGTGCTTCAGCCAGGGTTATGAAATCAGGTATGACTGCTGTCAGATCATCTCTGTTGAGGAAGTCAGCGATACTTGCTTTTAATGCTGTATATGTATTGAGTGCCATATTAAAATCCTAGGTTGCTTTGTGCTTCTAACTCATAAGGTGATATTCTACCTTGCAAATATTGTATCTTAAAGTTTTCAACTTGAGCATCATTGTATCCCCTTGTAGCACTTATGATCTCTGATTGTTCAGCAGGAGTCAATGCACCTAAAGCCTGTGCAAACATTGTGTCTACATTGGATACTTGATTCATTCCTTCTCTTTCAGTAAATTGACCACCACCCTGTTCTTTTAAAAATCTCATGTATTCTTGTTGAGATGTGCTTAAATTTGGAGAACTATCAGGTAAACCTAGTAATTTATTCCCTTCTCTTTCAGTAAATGCACCACCAAATGTTTCTTTTAAGTCTCTCATTGTAGTACCCGAATCAGGAACATATCCTTTCATGGTATTCAATGCACCTGTAGTCGCATTGTTATATGCTGTTGTATTTGCTAGAGGATCAATGTATTGCATCTGACCTGCTGTGTAGTTGTCACCTGCTTTCATTTTGCTTTTATCAATAAATGATTGGTAACCACCATCTCCACCTTTATCTTTGTAATAATCGTACTCTGCTTTTGATGTGGTTGCTCCCATTACACCTTGCTCTTCCTTTGAGACACCTTTGCCTCGTTCCTTAAAGAGTTTTTGTAGTAAGTCCATGATACCAAAATTACCCTCTGCCATCTTATCTCTCCCTTGTTTTTCCGATAGTATATTCTATTTTTGCCTTCGTGTTTGACTGAATACATTTGCTAATGCACCCATAACATCCCTTCTTTGATCCTTTATTTGCTGACTATGACCTTCATCAACCCATTGATCATCCATAAATACTCCTAAAGCTCTAGCAATATTTTCTTGTATATCTTCCAAAAATGGATACTGTGGATTCTTCTTGTACTCTCCCATTAGAGCTGTCGTATAGAGCTTACCTAGAATTTCTCTTGGATTGTTTCTACCTTCGTGATGTGATACATTAACTTGATCTTCCATATCCAAGTGAGCAGTTCTAGGATCACGCATCCATAACTCCATCAAATTCTCTTGTGTCATAGCATGAGGCTTCCTATTGATCATAGACTCTACCACATCACTCAAAAAGAAATTGCCATCGCCTAAATTCCAATCTAGATAATGACCATACTCGTGTCCAGTAACATTTGAAAAAGGGATTAGAGTATTTCCCTGATGACTAATAGCATCTCTTGACATTTCTGCACCATCCCTAGTTATAGCCAAATGATTTTCATTAGGATTGTATTTACCCCATGCTCTTAATAAACCACGTTGGTTTAAATCCCAGTTCATACCAGTATTCCTTTCTAGCCATTCTCGTTCATACTTATCTCTTGGTTCACTCTCTATATGTGGATTCTTTGCTACATTAACCATAAAATTTTTACCATAAGGGATATCTCTATCAGCAGATGATGAAAGTTGAACATCCCAAGGGAATAGATTCTTTCGATCTACCTTCAATCCAAACTTCTCGAAGGTCTTTAATGTTCTATCACCAAACTCATTCCATATAGGATGGCTACCATGAACCATGTCAACTGTTGCACCAAAGGTTGATGGTGTGTACTGATCATAATAATGTGGAGACTCTCGTTGAGGTATATCCATTACTCCTGCTCTTTGTTGGTACACTTCTTTAAGTTTATTTATCTCTGCTTGATTGGGTTTAGTGTTAGATGCTGAACCTAACAAACCACCAAGACCTTCGTATGCTTCTTTTAGTAGACTCATGCTAGTAACCCTTGTTCTATTATGTCTGTTTTGAGTAACCCGGAGTCTATTTTATTTGCTTCACCATATTGTGGCAATGGTATTACTTTGCTGTCTTCGGGTAAATTAGGTAATGCTTTCCTCATATTTTCTATCATTTCAGGAGTAATTTCGATGACATAATTTACCTCACCATCTATTTCCATTTCTTTGAGTTTACCACCTTTATACTTTTCTAATAGTTTACGAGCTGCATTAGGCAGTTGCTTGTCATATATATTTTTATATAGTTCTTGGTATCTAATATTGCCTTTTTCGTTTAACTCTCTACTTCTATTCCATTTATCTAAAATTTGCGAACTACTAGACCAACTAACAAACTTTAATCCTTTTGCATGTGCCTTTTGTATTGCATCTTGTAACCCAGTTGTAATGTAAATGTCTTTATGTTTTAAAGGAGTACGATCCATTACATCGTGATCTTCCCATCCCTCTCTTTTCCTGTCTGTAACATCTTGTTGATTAACTACATAGTCCTCTACATCACTAAACATACGAGTTTCGGAATATTTATGTATGTCAAAGTTAGCACTATCAGGATTGTATTCATTGTTTTCCCAATCTGCATTTATATCACTAATCACTCTCTTAGTTTGTAAATCAAAATCCTCAAATGCTTTTTTGAACTCTGGACTATTCATAGTAGCAGTAGAAAGACCTTGTTGGGCGCCTGGAATGTTATGAGATGTAAATTGATTCCATATACCTTTGTGAGACGTTTTTTTAACACTTGCTATAAATGCTGCTTTAAACATATAGTTAGGAACATCTTGCAAGGCTGCCCTTGCTGTATCTAAATGCGTTTTGTCATCAGGATAAAGATCATACTCATCCATAGTATCTTCAAACACACTTATTGCTGTACGATAAGAATGTAAATCTTTATCGTATACTCTTAATTTATCACCTATATCATCGTATTCAGTTTGAGTGAAACCAAATTGTCTTCCATCTTGTATCCAATCAGACTGCATCTCTTCAATAAAATAAATAGGAGTATCTGTTTGAATCATATCCAGATAAGTTGAAGGATTTTCAGTAATAGATGAACCATCTTTATGGTAATCACCCCTAGGTCTTATTGTTTTACGATAACTGATTAAGGTATTTGGGTTAGTGGTTCCATAATGACCTTCTGTGTATTTAGATTCACCACTCCTAGGTACAAGACTGATTAATTCTTCGGAATATGTATTTTCATATTGCTTTGCAACAGAACCAAGATAACCATGATACTGGGATTGGCCATGACCTCGTTCATCACCTACAGACCTTACTGCTTCTAGGAAACCTCTTTCTTGTGCATCAGTATTAAGCATTGCCTGTGCTCTTGGTAAATCTACGCTATCTGCAATTAAGTTCATTTCAGGATCGTAAACAAAATACCCATTATCATTATTTCCAGCAACTAAATACTCAACTGATTCCTCAGGACCGTCATATCCTTCGTGAGTATCAACTGTTATTCTTTGTTCAAAGGTTGGATTTTGTAAATAGTCCTTTTCTGCTATTGTATAAAGTGCATCCTGAAAATCAAGTACCTCATCCACATTTTTGTCATTTTGCCCCCATTGAGCTTGATTTGAACCTCTTGCCATCATATCCGGGCCTCCATGATGCAAGTCTTTAGCTAGAAGTTGATCCCATTGTTCTATACCTGAATTGTTTAGTTCTTGTAGTGCTGTTAAGGATGTCTTGTTCTCTTGAAGTAATTGACCAATAGCTGGTTGGTTTTCTCTAGCGGCTTTGTTTAACGCTTCCATTGATTGGAAGTTTATATGTGCTTCTAAACCATGTGTCAATGGATATTTTTCTGGCTTATCTTCATGCATTTGAAAGAAAACTCTTGCCATTTTATCATCATCTCTTGATGCATCAGCTTGTCTAACTGTAAATGAATAATACTCATTATCTTGAACATAGTTAAATGGGTAATGCTCTCTATACTCCGTATCTCTTGCACGAAGACTACGATCTATATGACTTATTTCTGTGTCTGCATGTACTTCAAATGAACCTCTCATATCTGCCATTAAGTTTTCGCTGATTTCTTGAACTACTTCAGGGTTTTCCACTACACTCAATGTGCCATCAGGAGTTTCAATCTCACCAATCTGATAACGCTCATTAACTCCTCTCTCCACAGCAGGGGTTGGCCCGTATTCTTCCCACGTTTCGTAAGGATCGTGAACAAATGCCATATTTGGCGTGTAATTTAGTGTATTCACACCTGTATTAGTTGGTGACAACAAAGATGTAGAAAGTAGACTTGTTCGGTTAAGACTTATGTGATCTAACAAACCTTGTTGAGTTACTGATTGACCATCTAAGTTCTTCACATAATCATCAATGTTTAAATCTTTTATTTCAGCAGCTAATATGCCTCTTCCTTGTAAGTAAGGCACAACTTGATTGGCAGCCATTGAGGGTTGTTTCATATCCATAACTGTCTTTTCAGCTTTAGAGTATGTACCTGCTGCATCAAAGAAAGGATTATCACCCACATCCTTTATTGATAGACCAACAGGGAGCGCTCCAAGAGTTCTTACTTGATCCGTTATTGCGGCTAATCTTTCTGCACTTAAATAATTCTCTAGTTTTCTTGCTCCCCATACACCACCGAATACCATAGCGACAACATCAGCTGGATGTTCAAGTGCCGCCTTTCTTACTGCGCCAGGAGTGCTAAAGAATTGTTGAGCAGAGTCCAGCACGAATGTTGCCATCTCTTCATTCGTAGTGTTGTCGATGTTTGGAAATAAACCTGCCTTTGTTGCCAGGCCCGATCCTAAACCGAATATTGCTTTACCTGTTTTGATAGGATTCATCGCAATATCAATGCCACCTTCAGCTATTTCAAACAAATTTGATGGTAAGTTCTTTCCAAATACTTTAGCATCTTGTACAGTATTAGCAACTATATTGTCTAACAGACTCAGACCTGTTACTGGTTCATTGGGATGTTTGTTGATTACTGGAGGAGCTTCAATCTTGTCTTGATAAAGACCAATACTCTTGCCAAACTCGAATGGTTTGTCTACTAACAAGCCTGTAACTTTGTCTTGTCTCTCCTGTTCTGTACCTAAGAAACCTGTAACCTGATTCCCTACTACATCCCATACACTACCAAGAAAACTACTCATACCACTCCCTTCAAATTCCTTCGTAAAGGTTTATCCCAATTCTGATTGTAAGGTTGATACCCTATAGCGAGGTAACGGAATGCATCTGCTCCATGTGATGCCCAGTTGTGGTTTGGTCGCATCCTCCAAGTCTTGCCATTTTCATCCCAATCTCTCTGATAGTTTAACAGACAGTCTATTCCCTTCTCGCAGTTTTTTTCATCAAAGAAACATTTGTCTAGCATAGCTCTGACTGATTGTATGCCATCATCAATAAGTAACTGAGGTGCAATTTCTATTTTGTCAGCGTGAATACCTAACTGATCTAATGTCTCAAGTCTACTCTTTCCTGTTCCAAGCTCTCTAACTCTGATGTCATGTGGAAAAACATACTGATCATAAACATAACCACGATCCTGAAGGACTTTGACATAGTGTTCTAGTCCTACACCTGATGCTTCATAGTAGTCTATTAGATGAACTTCAGTACCAACAAACTGTGCAAACCAAAGTGCTGTTGAATCTCCAATGCCAAGATCGAATGCAACTACAACACCTGTGCCACGATCATATCTTACCTTAGTAATACGATCCTCATCTTTAGCTCTTCTCATTTCAGATGCGTAATAGCTTCCTTCGCTGTAGATTAGATAAGAACCCTCCCAAATATGTTCATACATGTCGGGCCGTTGCTCTTTATCTTCTAGTCTTGTCTGCTCAAGAACGTCTGGGAACCAAGGGTTATCCCTAAAATTCATCATCACACCCTTACTATCGTGAGGAGTCTTATCCCTGAATCTCTCATTGGTTGCTGAGTATTTGCTCTCTGGGTTCCAAGTTACCCATATTTCTGAGTCAACTTCCCGGACTGTTGGAATCAACACATCGTAAGCTCTACCACTTAATGCTTCTGCTTCATCTACCCAGCACAATAGAATACGGGCCTTAGACTTGATTGAGTCTAGTGATCGTCTTAGACCTGAGAACGTGTATGTGATGTGACCATCCTTAGATCGTATGTACTTTTCACCTATCTCGTAGTAATCGTTGAGCCAGGGAATAGATTGAATTGCGGTCTTAATCTCTTCTAATGATGAATCACTCAAGGAGTTCATAAACTCTCTTGCGCAAAGTATCTGCCCTCTTCTTGGTGGATTAGCGTTTCCCCATTGATAACCTTTAACTGCTGTCATCAACGCAAAGCTTCTGGTTTTTCCTGATCCTCTACCGCCGTAAGAATATCTTGTTCGGGCCTTTCCTTCAAAGACTGGTACTAATTTAGGTGGCAGTTCAATCTCAGCTCTAGTCTTCTTCATTCACTTTGGCAACCAGTTCAATGACATTTGGCTGCATACTCTTATCACTAGAAATAATGTCTTGATCCATCTTATCGTGGAACCCATGCTTACCCAATACAAGCTTAGTTATCGCTGAGTTGAATGTGTTATTGAGTCCTTTATTCACCAAGGTTTTCTGTTGAACTTGCATACATCTCCCTAATATGTCGGAAAACTCCTTGCTTTCTTGCCTGGCCCAGTCGTATAAAGTGTCTCTGTGTAAGCCTAAATGCTCTGCCATTCCTTCAATGCTTGGGATCATATCTCCATACATCTCATAGTCATTAATGTAAGCTATTGCCTTCTCTACAATCTCTTTAGAATATTTAGTTGGTCTAGCCATTCAAGTGTACCTCCTCTTCAGGCACTTCGGTAGCCTCAAAACTTGTCTCTAATATAAACATCTCAACTTGCGTATCAATCTCTCCAACAGTAGTGTCTGTTAAATCTCCCATGATCTTACACAATGCTAAGTATTTAACTGGCAATGTAAGTGCATCTAATCGTAAAGGATTACTCATACTATTTCTTCCATACACTAGCAGTAAGGATCGACAGGAACGTCAAGTGAAACAATCCACCGCCCATTAAAGTAAACGGATCGTGCTGCCCTGTGAGTTTCTTCATAAGTTCCATCTGTACTAACGTGTCCTCTGTTGCATTAATTATCTCCATGAACTGGCTGATGTCAGGTCGATTGAGTCCGTACCAAACTGGCACAAACAAAAAATCGTAGAAGCAAATTAATAAATAAATTCCTAGTGCAGAGAATCTGAATCTTTGCATAGAGCGTTCTACTTTTGTCATCTCCTTCATCTAAACACATGGTGGTTTGCACATAAGTGCATCAACACCAATGAACAAAGTTATCACAAAAAGAATCACACCTAAAACAATCAAAGCTATTACTGGCTTACTCATATTGCTCTCCAATTCTGTGTGGGAGGCTTAACTCAGACCTCCCACTCTCTCATTCTACTACTAATCCTCTCCACTCATCAGGTAAATTAAGTCGAATGCCTAAATCATTTTCTGCCCAAGTTATTACTTCATCTAGATAAACTCCCATTTCTTTAGTCGTTAGTTCTGTGGTCGATTTTAGCACCACTCTTTGTCTCTTTGCAACTTCTTCAACTCTAGATTCAAGAAATTCTGACTGACAATGTACTTTTATAGCATCTTTTGTGTTACCTGTTTCAACTCTGATTTGGTCTATGATGCTATGATACAACCTGTTCTGCTGGCCTGATCTAGTCATTTTGTTAGGTTTAATACTTATGATCGCCTCCTCCCCACTAACATTCATAAAAAAAGTTCGAGTCATATTCTCTATAATCTCAGCTTTAGGTTTATCTCGTTTCAGTATTCTTGATAATGTTTCACTCATTTACTATACCCATCTAATGTTGTGTCAGGATAGTGTTCATCTACAAGTAATTGCTTAATCAGTTGTCTCTTGGTTCGAGTCATCGCAAACTGAGCCATCTCTCTAATGAAGTAAGGTTTGTAGTAAGGATGAACAAGGGAGTCATAGATTTGGTGACAATTGTGACATCCATAGAACCCTATGTCATGTCCATTTCTATCTCTAGCCTTAAAACCTACGCCAGGAATATTTTCATGGCAGAATACTACTTTCTCTCCATTAATTCCTGAGTCACAGCCATCAAGGTTCAATGTGCATCTTTTTCCACGAGCTGATTTAGTAATTGCTGTTTGTTTCATTCATTCTCCATACTTCATATCTGCAAACCATACAATGACATCTGCCACACTATAACAAATTTTAACTTGTCCTCCTGCAGCTTCAATCTTACCGATCATAGATTTTTGGTTCTTAGTTAAATACCCTTTGGGATGTGTAGAATCAGCAGGTCTCTTAATCTCTAAACCATAATATAAACCATCGATAATCAAAGTGAGGTCAGGCACACCACTTTTGGTACCAGTTGCTTTGAGTTTAGCACCCTCTACTTTTGACCTAGCACCACCATTCGGAACTGCCCAATAACAAACTCCTCGTATATCTAGGTATTCACATATAGCCTTTTGTATTTTGTCTTCTTCAAACTTCACTGGACGGTCCTGTCATTATTTCGCCCTTGTTATGATTTTTTTCTTTCACCATGTTAATAATTAATCGAAACTTGAGCTGATCACACATATCAATAAGATTTTGACATAGAGTTTGTTTGACATCTTCATCCTCGATCTCACCAATAACATGAATTACATCCAGCATTGTCTGTGTTAATTGGACTCGTTCTTCGTGGCTGATTTTACTTAACGTGGGCATGATGCTGACTTTCTAAGTAATGCGCTAGACCATAAATTTGCCAATGAAAGCTGTTGTTGTCTGCCTTTATGTTGTGATTTAATGTTGATCTAGTAATTCCTAGCAACTTTGCAGCTTGAGATTGTGTTAAGCCTAGTCGTACAAGTTCGTCAGGGATAGATTTGTAATAAACATGTCTAATTTTTTTCATATAGTCATTATATCAAATATCGTACAAGTGCTTGGTTGGTTTAACTATATGTTTCGCTTTCAGCGACTCTCCTTGGTAGAGCTGAGGTCTAAAGACCTTTTTTAAAGAGCTCTTAACTTATCGGGTTAAGTGTGGAGTTGGGTTTTCGAGTAAGTCAATCCCTAGAATACAATTAAGTAAACTAGAGATTGTCATCGGTATAAAGCGCATCGCAGTATAATCGAGTCTGAAACAATCACAGTCAGTCAGATCAGAGTCATCGCTACCTTGTGATAGGTACTCAGCCTTCTGCACTCTGCGAGTGTATTAACACCCATCAATCAGCAGTTTTATGGAATACGATTGCTGAATCTCTTTTTTTGTAAGTGGTGTGAGTGCAGCCAAATAGCTAGACAGATCACCACTCGCATCCTGAGAGTTGCCAATATGTCTTTATAGGGTATAATCCTTGTCAAACAGCAGGGGCAACTGCCAGTTTAGAAGAACCTCAAGAGAAATTATCAAGCTCTTGGGGTTTTTTGTTTTCTAAACCAAGACCACAAATCATACACTAAATTTTACAGGACCGTCTATAGATTAAATTATTTTTGAAAATAGTTAACATATCTGTACGAAATTTGATACAATGACCTTGTCATCAAGCAAAAAAGGTGACACTTTTAACTAGATAGGAGATTCAAATGAGTCAATATAAAAAACAAACTGATCATCAACTAAAGGAAAATCTTGCGACCGCAATCAATAATAAATCTCACCACCCTTTCGTACAAGGGAGGGATTTTTTTGCCGAACAAGAAAAACTAATCAAAAATGAAATCAATAACAGAAAGGAGAATAAATAATGAAACTAACTAAAAAACAATTTGAAAAAAAGTTATTCAAGTTAAACAAAAACGAAGTGTTGAGTTATAGAAAACACAATGAACACAACTACGAGGATGGTAGTAATTCTATTATCCATCTTTACTACAATGACAATGGTCACATTGGAACTTGGCAAAAAGGTGGTCATAGTAAGATTTTTCACGAAAGACTACCTTACAGTAATGGTGATGCAATATGGCATACTCTAGGTTACTCCGATGAAATGATGTTGTCTAAAATGCACGAGTGGGAAGCTATGACAGGTAAAAAACACCCTAATAGAATAAAAATATTATTAGCAAATGATAAGTTACCTCGTGGTGGTCTAAGCACTAAGGAGTTTAGAGAAGCTGCAGATTATCATGGATTATTAAAAGGAGAAAAATAATGATTCCAAGTGCATACAAGGAAATGACAAACGCTGAAAAACCTTTACACCCTTTGTTGAAGTTACATGTCTATGACTGGTTGACTAAACTTAGAGAGAGTGGTGAGGTTAATATGTTTTTCATTAGACAAGACCTAGAAGATGAATGGTCTTTGACGAAGAAACAAAGTGTAGAAATTTTGAAACTTTTTCATAATGGAGAATTAGAAAAACATCATAAGGAGTTCCATAAAGGACATTCCACAAGATTGGGAGGTGAGTAATGAGTGATACTAAAGAAGAACTCCAAAAAGGTGAGGATTTTCAGACTGAGTGGGAGTCTAATAAAGATGCCGCAAGGGATGAAATGATTGATCAAGCATCAAATATTCTTATCGAAGTTGAACACTTTATTAACGAGAGTGATCTAGAAGTTCCATTTCGTAATGTTCTTACACTAGCAGATGCTGTGCTGAAGGTGTCAAATCTTCGATATTACACATTTTCTACTACAATCTATGGAAGATATAACGATTATGAAGAAGACTTCGATTATGACTTTACTGAGGAGGTCAAAGATATATTGCGTGACCAACTCGGTTTTGAGTGGCAATGGTATTTAACTTTTAAAGGAGAAAAATAATGAAAGGACATTCACTAGATTCAATTGACGATCCAAGCGAGGATTTTTTTGAACCACCATCTTTCGATGAAGAGAAGGAACGCAGAGCTGGTTTCTTTGAGGATCACGAAAATCCTAGCCAGGAAGTAATGTTGATAAACTACCTAAAGAACCAAGGTTCCGATGGTGGTATCACTTCAACAGAGGCTAATATTAAACTTTCAATAGGAAGGTTAGCCTCTAGGATTCATAACCTGATCCACAGAGATGGTTATGTTATTGATAAAAATTGGATAACTGTAGTAAATCAATTCGGAAAAAAAGCACGAGTGATTAAATACAGTTATGATAAAACTAAAAATTAAGGAGATATTATGGATAACTTAGCAACAGTTGATATTAAGGGCAAACCTTATGTTGAGGTCAAGACTAGGGTTCAATGGTTTCGTAAGAACATTGAAAATGGTTGCATCGAAACTGAAATCTTACACTTTGACAAAGAGTCTATTATGTGCAAGACCAAGATTCATATTAATGGTGCGTTAGTCGCTACTGGTATGGCTCACGAAGCAATGAATGCTTCACCTGTCAACAAGACTTCATTCGTAGAATGTTGTGAGACTAGCAGCGTGGGAAGGGCTTTGGGCATGTTAGGGATCGGTATTGCGACAAGCGTTGATACAGCAGGAACAGTTGCTGCAGCGATAGCACAACAAGAGGCTTCACAACGTCACGATGAGTTGATGCAATACAAAGCTGAAAGTTTGTCTTCAAAGCTAATGATGGCTATCGAAAATGATGATGAAGAAGGTGTCTCTGAAGTTGAGAAAGACTATAGAGGAGACACTCCATTAGCCACAAGAGTTAAACTATCGTTGACTCCTGAGCATTTGGAATATATGGAAGAGCGTAAGGAAAGATTGTCTGCTGAACGCAAGGCTAAGTCAGTAGAGAAGGAAGCTCTAAACAAAAAATTAGCCAAGGACTTCGCTGAGAAGCAGAAGGCTAAGTGAACATAGGGGTTTCATCTACCTACGCTATGTCGGGGTTTTTAAACAAGGGCAGTTTCACCCTTTTTTTCCTATCCCTCGTTAGTTAAAGACAAACAGATGGGATTGATCACCCTAAGTGATCACCTAATTTTAATAAGGAGAAAGTAATGATAAACAAAGTAATATTAGTTGGAAACCTTGGGCGAGAACCCGATATAAAATTTACTTCAGATGGTAAAGCAATCGCCAATCTAGCGGTCGCAACAAGCGAATCTTGGACAGATAAAACCACAGGTCAGAAGGTAGAAAAGACCGAATGGCATCGTGTAGTTATCTTTGACAGACTTGCTGACATTGCACAAAAGTATCTTCACAAAGGATCAAAAGTGTATATTGAAGGTCAACTTAGAACAAGATCGTGGGATCAGAATGGCGAAAAGAAGTACACAACCGAGGTTGTTGTGTCACAATTTAACTCTACCTTGCAGATGTTAAACAAGGTAAGTGCTGCAGAGCCAATTCAAGAAGAGGCTGAAGAAAAACCTCCTCAAGAGAAGATCACACCTGTTGCGAAGGATGATTTTGAAGATGACATACCCTTTTAGCATGAAAACACTAACACTAATACTAGCACTAGCCTTAACAGGATGTAGTGCATTGGAGCAGAAATTAAGTTACCCTCCTAATACCTTACTACCAACTACGGTATGTGAGAAAAACGAGAGTCTCTTAGTGTGCGATTCAACAAAACTGGAAAGTTGTGTTGGATATTATAAAGATAAACCTTTAATAATAATTGAGGAGACAGAGTTATGAATGTTTTTAATAACAGTAAGTACAAGCCGTACATATCTAAATCTTTAAATAAGCAACATTTGATGGAGAACTTTACTAAGGAGTCGTTAGAGAAGGCTTCACGTAAAGTAGGATATGAAATTGACAGACGTAAGAAGTTATCTACTATAGTGGATGAGATTTATGACCTTCTTACTTGAAACTACAGTACCTTTACTGGCATTAATCGGAACAGGGTTAGTGTCAGCAGGACTTGTCATGTTATTTATGAGTTTGGGTATGCCAGATGAAAAATAAATTTACAGATAAGGAACTAATGGCTTTTGCTGATGGTGAGCTAAAAGGTGGTAAGGCTATGGATATTCTAGCCGAATTATTGAAAGAAACCCCAGAATCCGAAATCCTGGCCAAGCGTCTTGAGGTCTTTACTTCAACTCGCAACGCTTTACTTAATGCTCTAATAGGAGAGAAGAAATGAAAATACTTGAATTGTTTGCAGGTAGTAGATCGTTTTCTAAAGCTGCTGAATCATTAGGACATGAGACGTTTACTTCGGATATAGAGGCGTTTGACAAAATTGACTATGTAACAGACATATTTGATTTTAATCCAGAAGAAGTTCCATTTCGCCCAGACATTATATGGGCATCACCTCCCTGTACTTTCTTTTCTGTAGGATCAATAGGCAAACATTGGAATAAAGACCATACTCCTAAGACTGAAGGTGCTAAATTAGGCATAGCAATTATTAAGAAAACACTAGAAATAATAGATATTTTACAACCATCTTACTTTGTTATTGAAAACCCAAGAGGTAAATTGCGCAAGTTAGGGTTGATTGATCCTAAGTTTCACGGTCGCAGCAATGTAAGACAAACAGTTTGGTATTGCCAATATGGTGATATGAGAGCAAAGCCAACCGATCTATGGACTAATATCTATGACTGGACACCAAGACCTCTATGTTTTAATGGCAATAGAGATTGTCATCATCAACCTGCTCCAAGAGGTTCTCAGTCGGGAACGCAAGGATTAGCCAATAGTTATGAGAAAAGTAAGGTACCAGAAGAACTTTGTTTGGAAATTTTAAAAACTTTAGGAGATAAATAATGAAAGATGACATTATAACTGCCGCCAAGGTAATTAAACACTTGTGCATTTGGGCAATAACTGGTTCAGCGTTATACATAGCCAGTTGGTTCTATCACTATGAATCGTACATCCTCTAATGAAGAAGCTACGAACTAAATCGTACACTTTACGAGATGGGCAAGTAGTCACCTGTAGATCAGTAGCAAAAAAAATTGGTGTTTCTGAATCTGCCGCAAGGAATCGCTTAAATCGTTCAGACGATCCAAAGAAAATTTTTGCTCCCTTTAGTCCTGTCGGTAAAAAACCTAAAAAAGATAAACTACCCAAGAGTGCTACGATCCTACCCATTGACGATCCAATGTACATTTTGGCATTTGGTGGAGCAGAAGCCTACAAAAGGGCCATTGAGAAACAAAATGCTTGAACAAGACCTATTTGATGCGCACCCTATTATTGGGGAATCAGAGGAAAAAATCGAACTCGATGTGGTTTTGTCTGTCTTTGATGGTATGAGTTGCGGTCAGTTGGCCCTCAAACAAGCAGGTATGACACCTCGTGTCTACTATGCGAGTGAGATTGAAAAGTCTCCAATGTACATCACAAAGAAGAATTTTCCTTCAACTATAATGCTAGGTGATGTGACTAAGGTTGTGGCTGATGATTTACCACACGTTAACTTATTACTGGGCGGTTCGCCATGCCAAGGATTTTCGTTTGCCGGAAAGCAGTTGAATTTTGACGATCCCCGGAGTAAGCTCTTCTTCGAGTTTGTTCGATTGCTTAACGAATTGAAGCCAGATTTCTTTCTCCTTGAAAACGTGTTAATGCAACAAGAATTTCAAGATATTATATCGGCCCATGTCAGCGGCAAACTAGAGCCAGGCGAAAGAGGTATTCAACCTCAGTTAATCAATTCAGCGGATTGTTCGGCCCAAAATCGTAAACGTCTTTATTGGTGGGGAAAAAGAGTGGGAGATAAATATATCCAACTGCCTATACCAGATATAGAAGATATGGGTATTGTATTGAAGGATATATTAGAGGATATACCTGTTGATAAAGAAGTGATGCCATATATGACTGGAACCTATGATGGAGCTTCTAGACTAGAGAAAGGGATTTTTAACTTTACAGATCAAGATAAAGCAAAGTGTCTAACAACAAAGACTGGTCATGGCAACAAGTATTTAATCCATAGACCTTGCGAGATTAGGAAAGAGTGGACACCTAAAAACGACCTTCAATGGGATATACATGAAGAAGAAGAAGAAGAAGGTCAAGAACTTAAAGATTTTACTGAAGAAACGAAATGTCATCATGTCGCAACTGCAACTGATGTTGAAGGTCACGATATGAACAAACGAGTGTATGCGAATACCGGGAAAGCTCCATGTTTGCACACTCGTGCTGGTGAAACGAAGATATTAACAGATGTAGTTGTATTAAATGAAAATCAAAAAAGAAAAATTGATGACATTGAAACAACAACAGATAAAGCAAATTGTCTTACTACTGCAATAGGTCGTGGTGGAAGTTCTAACGAATATCTGACTGCCGTTAAGAAGAAAACTTTAGCATTAGCAAAAGATGATGATCGCTTTGATCAACTAACCTATAGAAAACTGACGGTCACAGAATGTGCTCGGCTGCAAACTGTTCCAGACTCGTATATGGAGGATTGCTTTGATGAAAAAGGCAAACCGGTGAGTGATACTCAAAAATTCAAGGCTTTAGGGAATGGCTGGACCGTAGCCGTAATAGTCCATATCTTACAAGGAATGAGGTATATCGTTAAAGACTAAACAGGTTTCATTTAATCCTGTCCTTCAACCACTTCCATATCTTAGCAAAGAACCCTAACTGTCTAGGTGCAACAACTACAGAGTCTGCAACTATTGGCTTCTTAGGTCTTCCTACTTTATTTGTTACTTTTTTCTTAGTCTTGGTCATTCTTTCCTCCTTATTTTAAGACTTCTTAGCTAACTGAGCTCCAAAATAGAACTCGATTATCATGGCTGCCCATTGAAAAACTTCATCAAATTTTACTACTGCTCCCGCTTGTATAGTAACGTACTCAACAACTTCAGGTACAAATTGAATACCAAAGAAGTTAAATCCCTCTATCTCAGTAGGTATGACCGTCGGTAAGTTTAATAGTGGTGGTGCTACTTGAGTGAAGATAATCAATCCTAATATCACGAGGATTATCACCCTGCGATTCATTGCAGCCATAGGTGACTCATTGCGAGACATCTCTCTAGCATCGTTAATTGCTTTATCCTTGGCTGCGAACTGTTGCATCATCAACTTTTGATTCTCTGATGCTGCGTGTTGTTTCAGAGCAAACAGTTTAGCCACAAAGCCAAGAGCTATTGGTGCTATGTTTGTAAGTAAGCCTATCATAACATTTTTATAAGTGCATTAAATACACCTACATCAGTTGCTACCATTAAACCAAAGCCAATAAGTAAGCCTTTGCCCATAGACATGAACTTGAGATTCATATTTTTAATTTCACGAACTGACTTAAATAAGTCCTCAATCTGCTCTTCTTGTTTATTTATTTGAAGCTGCATCCTCTGTTGTGCTGTCATAAATATTCTCCTATGATATCAGTTACTGAGAGGATTGTCTAATGACTGTTGTATTCTCTTCATTAGCTTTTCTTCAGTATCATCTAATTGAATGTCAAATTTATCTAACTTATTGTCCATTGTTGTGATCCGTACATCAATAGACTGTAGCTTTGAGTCTATGCGATTTTCAAGATTATAACTGCTAGTTCTTAACCGAGCTAAATCTTCCTTCAATTCTATCTTTATAGCTGAAGCTACCTCCTCTACCCTTAATACATCGGCTGAAGTCGTTGCCATTTGTCCTGCAATAGCGCCTAAGTCCAAATTTGCGATTCCTTCCACTTTTTGATACATTAAGAACCCTCCATAGAGTGAACCAACAATCGTGCTTAGAAGAGCAAATGCACCCACTAATTGAGTGTATGTAAACCTAAGACCTCCTAGTTTGAGTCTTTTATCGACCAAACCTTCGATTTCTGATACCTTGTCTCCTAGATCAGTTGTCAAATCCATCTCCATCTTGAAGTGATTTTAAAAGTTCTATCTCCTGGCGCAACTTTTCAACCTCTAATCTTCGTCTCTGTAGCTCAAGTTGATACAGCGTGTTGCAATTGACTCTTTCTCGTGGTGCATCCAAAGGAATAACAATCCGAGCATATACCCCTAAATCTTTCGTTTGAGGGTTCAATGGATCAACATCTGTTCCGAAAAGACTATCTGCATTGGAAATAATGCCAGTTACACCGATTTCAAAATTTGTTGAACCTCCAATGGAGTTGGAACAGTCAAGATCACCTGCTTTAATACTATCTGTACCAAAGCTAGAACCACCACTTGGCAACTGTAGGTTCAGAGATGTACTGTTAGCTATCGCTTGTGTGCTTAACATAACTAACAGTAACCATTTTATTTGAATTTTGAACATATTCTAGTAGCTAACAAGGTTTGACTCTTCTCATTACTCCTTAATTTAGATAAAGAACAGACATATCTAGCATCTGCTATGTTGCTTTCCCTAATATATATATCAAACTTTACTTCTTTTAAGTATCCGACAGGGATTACTTTGTACCTTGTAACAAAGGGTATTGGTGTCTCCAAGTCATCCTCAAATACTCCTATTTCATAATACTGTATCTCTTTTCTAGCATTCCACAGCCTAAGCTGAGTTTTTTTAATTCCAGTTATGTAACTTACTTCCCACTTTAAATACGTTGGTGTTTGCTCATGACTATATACTGAGTAATTAAACAATAATAAACATAACGCTATTGAGCAACGCATTCAGCTAAAACTACAGCTCTATAAGTACCACCGGGAAATGCTCTGTTACCACCATAGACAGCTATAGACGTTGATTGTAGCCAAAGACTTCCTGCAACAGTCAAAGTGTAAGTTCGCATCGATCCACTTGTGGTACTTGCCGCATGATATCCTGACATGCCACTTTCACCTGCCGCCTTAACAGTCACAGCACCTGTCCATGTCACATTATCTGCCAATGATGGACTAACACTAAAACTTGTAGGATAGCTCACTTGTGCTAGGTAAGCGTTAGCTAGAGTGGTATCAAATCTAATAATTGGCACTTGACCTCCACTTGCAGGATCAGTTGTCAGCGTATATGCGTTTGGGTTCCCATACTTTCCTGGCAATGTCGTTGCGACCGTGCATCTCGATTCAACTGAACCATCAATGTCTACTGCTATAGTTGGAGTTGCTGTTGCACCAAGGATCAAGCTGAGTGTTATTAATAATTTTTTCATTTGTATTGCTCCTCTATCATTTCATTCATTAGGTTATCTTGAGCTAATCTCCTTAATGCTTTCTTATTATCCACGATTGTACCACCTTGTAATGTGACACTTTCAGGGTAATAACTGTCAGGTATGATCGCAACATAGTAGCTTGTAACATTTGTAGCTTTGTTTATAGTTGCCATAAGAGCTGATTGAGATATGCCATCTGCAATAGCTAATGCGTTTTCAGTAGTTGCTAAAAGCATTTCCATATCCTCTTCTTCCTCTTCTTCCTCATCCTCCTCTTTAACCTCCTCATCATCAAGTAATTCTCTGTCTGTTTCCTCTTGTGCTAATTTAACTGATTCGTCTTGCAAGGCATCATAGTCAGGGAGATCAGGAAGTTTAGGAGGTGGAGGTTTTTTATATCCCGGAC